CTCCACTTTGATAGCGTATATTAAAATCAATGATATACGGGTGGGTTCTATAGTTAGTGCACGTAACTCGTATGTGTATCCTTATGGATACTACATCGCTGCGTATGTCTGGGTGCATACGTTGCGATGGCGCGTATACGCCGTGCTGGAGCCCCGTGCCTCCAAGTACGTGGTGCTCCGTATGTGTCGTATCCGGAAGAACCTTTCTCAAGGTGATTCATCCCTTAGTGATGAGTCTAACAGGGTTATGCGCTAGCTTGCGTTACGTATTCACTGTCGAGCAGACATGCCTACCAGATTAATGAGAAGAGAGGTGTTGATCTTGCCACCACCGGCCTTATAAAGCCTGTGAGGTTTGGGGCAGACACTTGCTTTAAGGTGCTCTTGCAGCTTAGTCCCTTACCCTTGACTCGACGGATAGAAATAGGTTCATATGTAAGATTCTATCGCATAGAATTTATTGAACCTATTGGGTTTATACGTTAAATCCCAACGTGAACCCCCGATAGTGAATGGAACCAAACGTTTGCTATGGCTCTCTTCCGACAAACTGGGTAAGTGATTCACGATCATTGTCGGAAAATCTTAGGCTAGACTATTAAGCCCCTTAGTTCTCCTAAGTAGTTTACTTTGTCGCAGTAATCTTAAACACCTTATAGCGGGTGGGCAGGGTCATCGACTATGCTATACTCCACCTTACGGCCAATTACAATTTGCTCCAGAACAATGATCAAGGTTTATTCACCTCTCCATTTTCGTCTTGGAAGGTCTTTCAATTGTGGTATAGCCACTTATGTCGGTAGTCAAGTTAACGTTTACAACAAACTAGAACATTTTGGTTCGATTCAGCTTTTATTTAATCATATGCAGTATAAGTACGACGCCTATGGTATGAATGTAGGGAAACATTTCTTATCATCTCGGAGTCACGGTTTTGGTTTTGAGATCATTGAAGATCCTAATAAACTTGGAAATATGGAATTGCCCAATAACGAAAAATTACCATATAAAGGTGAGTATATTAAAATACCGGTCGAACTTCCTTTAAATTCTACTAGGTTCTGTAGGTGTCCTAATACTCACAGAATTATAGAAATCCCTAAGAATGACTGGATATTTGCCGCTGGTATAGCTATGGGTTACACTCGTGAACAAATTTGTAGATTTTCTCCTCAATTACTACAGGTTATCACTTCTCAGCGGATGTTCCATTATCTTAACCTCTTTTATCGTGATTTTCCATCAACGAAGGACCGCACATGCTATGCGGAATTTGAACAGATTGTTTCATCGAACAATAAAATAAACTTATGGTTCCTCGACCTAAAAAGAAAGCAGTCTATCGAAACTGATTTTCCCTCTTATTTAAGTGAAGTTGGTTATTCACTTTCTGAATTAGAAGAGTTTCGTGTTGCTTATAATTTAGTTCGACAAGAACAACATAGGATAGCGATAAAATCAGAAGAACTAGCTTTAAAATATCGTATCGAACAAAGAGAGAATGAGTTAGATTACGAAAAATTCTTAAAGAATGTCGCTGTCTCTAAGAATAAAACTGTAGATATGTCTAATAATATCGATTTTCGTATCATGCTCCTTAAAGTCTCAGATCTCCCTTTGGATTTAACTCTTGAGGCCCATCACTACGTTTACCCAACCTTTACCGAAATCGTTGAAGCCCGTAAATCTCTCAAAGAAGAGATTAAGTTGGATCGAGATCCAACTGATGAAGAACTATTTCGGGTTAAAGGTATCTGTGTCAACAAGAAGTTTAAACTTCGACAGATATTGGCTAAGTATCAGCTGTTTTTAGTAAGAAACAAAGAAAAATATAGGATTGAGAAAGGTGAAATTGTTGTCATTTCACCTTCCGGTAGTTCTACCGATGCTAGTATTAATAATGGTCAAGACAATAATCAAGATAGTGATAGCCGAAAGGCTTAGTAGGGTTATGCTCACGTAGACTTTATTCTTTTTACTCTGAACAATCGCGTATTGAAATTGATATCTATAGCAAGCAGAATTGGTCACCTAATTACTCCTGGTTTAGTGGCCTTTCTGATAAGGGACGTAAAAAGCTTAAACTGCGCGGGCGCAGGGATATCATCAATTATTTTACCAAAATCTATTTGATCTCTAATGATGAGAATTTCAAGTTTCCTTTTATTGTTCATCGTAAAGTTAGATCGTATCCTAAATATGTTCTACATTATGATGGCTCCCCTCATATTAAGGAAAGTAAACTTGAGGTTCCCATAAGATTCAAACCTGGAACTAGAACAATAGATGTAAATTCCCTATTCTTTGGTGGTTATAATAAATCACCAAATGCTCGCTTTATTGGTTTTACTCCATTCCATGTAGGATATGCCAAAGGATTTCAAGTCCCTCAGAATTCTTTATTATTGAAATGGGTTTCTCTACAGAAGGAAGAACTTAGGTATTTTCTAACCAAAGAAATATTCTTAAAAGAGACCTTTATGATCTCTGGTGGTTATAATACCAATATCCCTCATATTCTTTCTTATGGCCTTAGAGCTTCAGTAAAGATAGAAACTAAAGTTTTCAGACATTTTATCAAACATGTAAACTTTAATAAATTCTTTAAAATGCCTAAATGTAGAGATCCTGTTATCACTGATATGGATTACTTGAAAATTAACCCTAATGCCTTCACTGGAATTATGTGTTCACATCTATACGGAGGTAAGCGTTCCGATTGCATTGATGTCACATTACCGATTAGTAAAGTATACTTTAAAATGCTTCGTTCAATGTATATTAGAAACGTCGGTCTTTGGTCCATCGGTGCAAGAGAAAAGGATGTAAATGTTGATGAAGATAACTTCTCAACACGTTTAGTTTCAATGCCCGAGCAAGTTCCTTTATTTGCTTGGCTAGTATACGCTCAAAACTTTACTAGGACTCTTATGAGTATGCCTGAGAGTGATATTTGGATTGGTAGAAATTTCACCTATAAGAATTGTCTCTGGCTTAGAGAACGATTCTCGAAATGGGCTTTCGCTGTCTCAATTGATTTTAAGAATTTTGATCAATCATGCACCAAACGTTTTATTAGAATTGCTTGTGGTATACTTAGACAATCATTCAGTGATAGTAAGGAGAATGATTATTTCTTCGCTAATTTATGTGAGAGCATAGTCACAAAATTTTACTGTCTTCCACCTGGTATTGTTTATCGTATCACAAAAGGTATACCCAGCGGTCATGCATTTACTTCCATTATTGGAAGTATGATTAATAAAATTGCTTTTATCTTCGCCTTATGGTTAGAATATGGTGATAGTATTAATTTTCATGATTACATGGAGATGATTGTCTCCGGTGATGATGGTATGATTCTAGTAAATGATCTGAGGGTTCTAGCCGCGCTCCAACGAAATTTACTAAAGTTAGGTTTTACTATCAAGGAAGATATGGTGAAGGAAGCACTCCCTCTTGGTTCTAACGATTTCGATCTTTCACCTAAATTCCTTAAGAAGCATATTAATAATTTCGGTGAGCCTGGATGGAATTGGAAAGCAGTCTTTAAAAGGATTTTCAATCCTGTGCATTCTAAACCTAAGATAACCGATCTTATTGATGTTGTGAATGACTATATTATTGACTCACCTTTCGATGCTAAATTGACAAATTACTTAATATCTTATAGGGAATTTTTAATCGAAGAATTGAAAATCTCATATCCTATAGCGAGACATGAAAATTACGACGATTATTCCATGATTGTGTTAAATAACTCTCTTAGAGTTGGATACAGGAGAGCCTTATATAATGTCAGATACACTGATTCTTTAGATATTATCAATAAATATAGACAAAGAATTCCGATCCAGGAACTTTACAAATATAGAAGAATTCCTGTTCGGTTAACTATGTCGGACATCATCGGTGTCCTTCTTTGGTATATGGATAGTAGTTTATTTTATGTCATTAAGGAACGCTTGTCACAAAATAACTACTATGAGAATATTCTAAAGTACTGTGTATCTGTGCGTGCTCCACCCTTTAGTATCCATTTCGTTAAAGAGGGTGACCAATTATGGCCACACGCCTACATACATTACAATAACTATCAGCATTCAAGGAGATTCGAAACTGCTCAACGACTCGGTATGTTGAGTACTGGTGCTCGTTTCTCTAAAGGATGGTTAGCGTAGTCTCACTAGTGAAGTGGATATAGTATCCTATTGTACTATTGTAAGCTTCATTGAGTTGGGTATAACCCATGTTATTCTTATTTTGTTGCTTCGTTACACTCAGTATGGTAGTTCCTATACTTTACCATACGGCCCATACTCCACTTTGATAGCGTATATTAAAATCAATGATATACGGGTGGGTTCTATAGTTAGTGCACGTAACTCGTATGTGTATCCTTATGGATA